TTTAGGTCATTTCAAAGTCACTTGAACCAAGTCAGCATGCAATTGGCTATTGTGGTTTCCGAATTAGGGTTGCCTCATTATATTCGCAGAGGTTTCCGAACTGTGCCAACTGTTGAGTCCATCCAGGAGTCAAAGGACCTCATGGCAAGCCTTGGATGGCCAATAAATGTGGATTTAAAAGATCCTGACCTATCTGACCCTGCTGTCAAATCGTGGAAAGAATGGGTCATTTCCGGGACTGATTGGCAGCAAGGAATCCATAACATTAAAGGACATGTGGACCATCAACTTGACAAGTTGAGGATCCATGCTCTAGAGTACCGACGTGCTGAAAGTTATGCATCCATTAAGAATGAGATTGAGGCTACCAGCCGGTATTTTCATTCTCCTCGGTACTCATACCCAGACTTACCAATAGAGGATGTGTGGTTCATGGTGGGTGACATATTCAAGCAATCACGATTAACACCGTTTAACTACATTATCCAAATGTGGGAAAAGAAGTTTGGTTTGGGGGCCTTTATGGCTGACCCATTGAAGAGGAGGCGAAAGTACCGCCGTTCCCATTTCATAAGGGATATTGGTGGCATGCGTGCTTTCAAAGATTTGTGGAGAAGAACTTTTGAAGTAGCAGCACAAATTATACCTGTTAGTGCTGTTAGTGTTAAGGGAGAGGCACTTCCTGAGAAGAAATGGGCTAGAGACAAAATTCGGACTGTCATAGGCAGTCCTATCTCTCAGTACATTTTATCAACGATCTGGAATTACGCTCCAAATCACAATTTCAAATGGGAAACGACACCTATTCGGGTCGGTGCCCCATTGAATGGCTACCATATGGCTGACATATTTGCTAACCATGCGCGATGCCAGCACCATTATGAGGGTGATATGAGCGAATTCGACTCAACCATTACTGGGAAAGTCCAAGAGATGATCAAGGCAGTTCGTAAGAAAGGATTTGAGCATCATAAGGATTATGAAAGGATTTGTGAACTCATTGATGTTAATTATATCATGGTGAAACATCAGGCCTTAAACACCACATCCACTGGCAACATTTATGCTAAAGGAGAAGGGTTGACAACAGGCCACTCATCCACCACCACTGACAATTCACTAGCATTGGTAACTCTTTACCTCATGGCATGGAGGGAATTGACTGGGTTAAGTGCGCGTGAATTTAAACATTTTAATGAGCTATCATGTTATGGAGACGACCATGTGTTATCTGTGCTTGCGACAAAGCCACCCACCTGGAACATGACCAACATTCAGAAGGTTATGAAAAGATGGGGAGTCACAAACAACATGGTGTCTAAACCGCTTTCAAAGATCGAATTTCTTTCTAAGTTTTCGCGGAAGCCAAACAGGCAGGACATGAAGGACTTTCAGCAATTAGGGTTGAAAGTTCCTTCACGGATTGTTTGGCATAATAAGGAAAAGTTGGTTGGGAAAATGGTTGCCCCTCTGGTCACCTTCGA